TTCCCATTTTGGAATCGCCGACAACTTGAAACCCTGATTAATAACCTTGTAAATGAAGGTTTAATACTCAAAGGAAACTATAACAAACATAAGTACGATAGAACGTGCTGGTACGCATTAACGTATAAGAGTTTAAATTTCTTCCCAGAATTAATGAAACCAGAATTCCTAGACGCCATGCTGGGCCTCATTTCACAAAAATGTGAAATGGAAACACCGGATTTTGGTGGGAACACAATTATGGAAATCCATTTCACGAAAATGAGAAATGGTAATCACGAAAATGTGACACCTATACCAACCTATTACACAACCAAAGAAAGTATATCTAAAGATATACATACCCCTTACCCGCAAGCGGGAGATATGTCGGCGCTCTCTTCTCTTTCTCCTCGTCAAAAAGGTACTAATCCAAGAAGTAAAGGTACAAACCCAAGAGCTATGGGTACTAACCCAAAAGCTATAAACAAACAATCATTGGGTTCAAGTGAAGGGTTTGATGATTTTTGGTCTATTTATCCAATAAAAAAATCGCGTAAGAATTGTGAGATCAAATGGAAAAAAATGAATCTTGTTGAAAGAATGGATGAGATATTGCTGGCGCTAAGGAACCAGATTACCAACGATGACCAATGGAAAAGAGGATATATCCCAAATCCCTTAACTTACCTCAATGGAGAGTTATGGAATGATGAAATAGTTTCTGCAAAACCCACCGGAAGCCATGGAAGCTCCGAAATAAACAAGCCTACTTGTACCAATGGAGCTGGTATGGAGTATGACGTTAGTCACTGGAGTTAAACAGATGTTGATGGCAAAAGATGTTTCTGAAGCTATGACCAAAAGAGTGGATGAAATCGTAAGGCATTTGCTTCCAAACGGAAAGAAAAAGGGAAACGAATGGTGTGCTGGCGATGTTACAGGAAGTGCCGGCGATTCTTTGAAGGTTCATTTGTCAGGGGATAAAACTGGAGTCTGGTGTGACTTCGCTACTGGAGATGGTGGAGACCTGTTAGATTTATGGGCCTTAAACCGCTCAATAACCCTCCTAGAAGCGATTAAAGAGTGTGCCCGCTACCTTGGTATGGGGCAGGCCAAATTAAGCGGCCAGCGCCCCTTAAAATTCGCCAGGCCGAAGCCGCAGATGCTGACCAATATTTCAGCGCAATCTGATGGCATTAGATACTTGAAAGAAGAACGTGGCTTGACTCAGGAAACATTGAACAAATTTCGAATCTGCTTGAAGGACTCGGACATTGTATTTCCATCGTTTGTCGGCAAAGAGCTTGTGTCCGCCAAATATCTCAAAGTGAAAAGAGAGAACGGCAAGAAGTCCATGTATGTTGAAAAGGACTGTGAGCCATGCTTGTTCGGATGGCAGGCGTTATCCAAGAGCACCCGAGTGGTAACTATATGTGAAGGTGAAATTGATGCTATGTCACTTCATCAGTATGGCATCGAGGCTCTTTCAGTTCCGTTTGGCGGCGGAACAGGCCGTAAGCATGAATGGATTGAGTTTGAATATGAACGCCTGAGCATCTTTGATGAAATTTATCTTTGTATGGATAATGATGAAGAAGGGCAAGTAGCTACGATGGAAATCCTAGCTCGTCTTGGCCAGCATCGCTGCAAGATTGTAGAGCTCCCATTGAAGGACGCAAATGAGTGTCTTACCAGTGGAATCTCCAAAGCAGATATGGATTATCTATTCAGGGAAGCTATTAGTATTGACCCAATGGAGCTTAAAAATTCATTAATCGCTGCTGCTAAAGTGAAAGAGTGGATTAACCCCTCATCAGGAAAACATGATGGTTACTATGCTCCATGGCCTAAGACTTTCAATCAGGTCGTATTCAGGCCGTATGAGTTTTCAGTCTGGACTGGCATTAATGGACACGGTAAAAGTCAATTTGTAGGCCACGTCATTCTCGATATGATGAAGCAAGGTGCTAAGGTTTGTCTTGCGAGTCTTGAGCTTAGGCCAGAAATATTTCTCGGACGCTTAGCTAAGCAAGCCGCAGCCATGGAAAATCCGAGTAATGAGTATATTGATTCAATCATGAATTGGTTTAGCGGGAAGCTCTGGTATATCGATGTGCTTGGAAAGATTGATATAACACGACTGCTTGATGTGTTTATGTATGGGCTAAGGCGTTATGGTATTGATGTTTTTATCATCGATTCGTTCATGATGTTGAACGGAGTCTATGAAGATGATTTCAAAAGCCAGAAGAAATGTATTGAGCAAATCTGCGAGTTTAAAAACCAGAATTATTGTCAGGTTCACATGGTCGTTCATCCCAGAAAAGGTGTAGATGAAAAGATGTTGCCTGGAAAATTAGATGCGAAAGGGACTGGGGCAATCACAGATGCTGCGGATAATTGTTTTACTGTTTGGAGAAATAAAGAAAAGGAAATTCTTTTAGACAAGCAATCAAAAGGAAGCATCTTGACAGATAAAGAGCTCGAAAAAACACATCTACCTGATGGCTTTTGGAAGTGTGATAAGCAGCGCAATGGAATGTGGGAAGGAATCTATGGCATATGGTATGACCCAGGTAGTTTCCAATACTTAGAGTATGAGGATAAAAAACCAATAAGGTACGTTGAACATGCCAAAAATGGACGACAGGAAATGTAAGGACATTATCAAGTTCCTAGCAAGGAAGCTAGGAGCTGATCCAAAGCTCATTGTTACACGATTGATGAGTGAAGATGATAAGAATGACATGAGAAATGGTGATTTGCCGATCGAGCCTCTTGAGTGCCACATCAAAGTGTGGATGAAAGCAGGATGTCCTGATTATGTCAATATAAATATGGAGTCATCAAAATATTACCCCATTTTTGACGGGGTCAATGTAGCAAAGTGACGGGGTCAATGTAGCAAAAATCCTCTATAAACCTTACCCAACAAGGGTTTCTGAAAATCTATATATTTAATATTCTTTATATATTAAATAAGAGACGAAGCTTTCACTTACGTCTCTCAAAAACAAAAACCACATAACATAGAACATAATTGATAGCCCATAGCACAGCCATTATTTTAGTGATTAAGTCCATTTTAACCCTCTCCGTTTTCTAGTAGTGTAATATGTCCAATAGCAGCATAGCGAGCTTCTTGCTCCGTATCGAACCATTCACTTGATTCGATTACACCATCATCGTAAGGTAAACAACCTGTCCCGTAAATCTCATAAACATATCTAAGCTCAGCAATATCTTTCATGAAAATTGCTTTTTTAATCTCAAATTTGTAACAACTGTATTGTTCCACTATGCGGCCTCCTCATCACGGTACAATTCATACTCATAATCGCACCGTTCATCATAGGCGCGCTCACAATCTTCACATAAACCACAATGGCCGTGACATTTATCCTCGTCATCATGCCAACCATCCATCATTCCTCTGTAGCTCATATTAATACCCTCCTTGTATTTCATCCGTGGCTTGCAAAATCCGTTTGCAATTCTCTCTTAGCTGCTCTATCTCGCAACGGCTAAGATTGCGCATATATTTATCATCCCATCTTTCAACGGAAAAATCGTAATCCCAGTACTCACAGGCATCACCCGCAAACTCGCAGGTGAACGTGTAATCTGTGTCTACTAAATCAACAAAATTCATCGTAAATTCTCCTATCTCTGCGTAAAATGAAATAACCTACAAAAGTCATTATGACTACTTTGCTACAATTTGTCAATTAATTTAGTCAAAAAATATTATTTACTCATTTATGCAACCTTGATACTATGTTAGTGTAGTATTTGGTGATTAAATTCAGAGCTAAGGATAGCTATAATGGGTAAATGTATTAGATGTAATGACACTGGAAGATATTTAGGCAATGGCATGATGATGGCTGATTGTAACTTGTGTGATGGTAGTTCTGTTCCAGAGCCGGTGAAAGTTCCTCCTGCGCTTGATAAAATTAACCGCAGAAGTAAATCATATCAAAATGCCATCAAAGAACTGATGGCAATAAATCCTGAAATGAGTCGTAATGATGCTGTTAAATTATTTGATAAGACCTATGCTAAAGTTTGATAACACTAGTTTGAATCGAGGTTAAGGATGACCAAGAAGAAAAATCCAGAAGACTTTAAAAAAAGAGGCAGGCCAACTATGTACACGCCAGACCTTGCAGATGAAATATGTAATGCCATTGCAACATCTGAGCTTGGATTGGTACATTTAGTCAATCAAAATCCACATTGGCCGGAAAGACCTGTAATCTTTCTTTGGCGTAGAAAATACCCAGAGTTTGATGACAAATACATAAAGGCCAAGGAAGCCCAGACTGAAGTTGTGGTTGAATATATGCAAGAAGTTATGAGTGAACCACATAAATGGGAAGATCCAGAAACTGGATTGACTAAAATAGATGTCCCAATGCTTCGTTTAAAGATGGACACAATGAAATGGCATGCCGCTAAACTTAAGCCTAAGAAGTTTGGTGAGCCTAAAGTTGTTGAACCTAACAACTCGGATATAGATGAAGATTGTAAAAAACGCTATAAAGAAATGGATGAGAGAAATAAAAAGGACTGTTGATGTACGAGTATGATGAAGACGATGGGAAGTTTAATGACTTCTTGCAAGACTCAATGTTAATGCGTGAAACCGCATTATGGATGGAAGAGTACGCGATATTTGATGATGGCTTGGACAGTGATTTGGAATATCAAGAACATCCTCAACAATGATATTGATGGCCAGTGTAAAGAGATAGATGATTTTTGTTATTACCTCAAAGACAAAGCTAGAAGGAATCAGCATGAGTGACGATGTTAAGCGCGAAGAGACTGACGGGTTTCTAAGATATTATAAAGCCTTCAAAGAAGAGATAGGCAAATTTGAACAGCACATCACTAATATGCAAGTTTCTTTTGATAATGCTCAACGTGCTCATGCCGCCGGAATACAGAATGTCTATAACAAGTTCATTGAGCTTGAAAAACGTCAAAAGAAGCTTGAGGAGCTATTACAAAGTGACCGCATAGAAAAAGTGCTCGCTGTAATTCCTACCGAAGAAGATGTTTTGGTTATTTTGAAAAATAGAGGCAATCAATCCCATAACGAACTAAGTAAAGAATTCAATGTTAGTGCTGTTACCATAAGAAAAATATGGTATCGCCAAATATGGAAGCACGTTAACCAACAATCCGAAAAACTAAAGGTGATTGACGATCCATTGGACCCCGAACAATACTGCCAAATATCAGGATGTAAATTAGATAAAAGCTGTCGTGAGTGCGGCCTAGACAAACCAATGAGTTGGATGGAAATCTTAGATGATTATGTTCATGGTAAAAATGAGATTAAAGTCTGCAAAACATGTCATAATCAATACGTTAAGATTATAGACTGTGAACATCGTTCATTAGAAGAAACGGATATGAGAAAGTGCTTTAAATGTGGAGCAATTTACTCTTAATGAGCATCGCTGAAGCTAGCATAGGCGTTGTATAGCTGATCTACCATGGCGTAGAAACAGTATTCGGGTTTGTTGAGGCATCCCCAGAGCGCGATAATCCCTGAACTGTCAGCCCTACAGTGCGCGAAATGGGCACTTATCTCTTCCACCCAAGGTGGAAACAGTTAAGTAACGGCTTTGCCCGCGCTTTTTTATTTGAGGATACTTATGCAACCATTAAAATATTTTTATCCACGTGTTGTACAAATAATGCCATGCGAAAATATGTGGTTTCGTTACGCCTATAAAGACGAAGATATTTTTTTCTATTGCAGAGTTCCGTGCTTAGCATTAACTGAGACTCTAGAAAAAGATGGAACTATTGTAACCGATGTTAGGTATATTGATGCTGATTCATTGGGTGTTTTTGAAGAAGATCCTAACCATGAAAGTGTATTTTATTGTGGGCTAGATTTATCAAATTTAACTCATCCTTTGTCGGATGAAAGGCATCCTTTAACTATCGTTAAAGAACTTAGCGACGCCAGCACCGAGCCAGCGTAGCGAATCATTGCCATTAATAACAAGGAAATTTAAATGGAAGAAATAGATAATGGAAATGTTTTTTATATCAGAGAAGAAATGAGGCATGAACGTGATAGATCAATAATGTTAAATAAGTTTGATTCAGAACTTGAAGAACATCGGAAGGAATATGAAAAAAATGTGATGGCTGAAGTTTTATGCCATATTCATCGTGCCTTTAAATCTCTTAATGACCTTTCAAAATGTGATGACACTTTAAAAATGAAAGAATTTTTATTAGAAGTCTTTGATATGGGAGATGTATATATGGTAAAAAAAGAAAGTTAATGCACTAATTGTAGACAACATTATGATACTTTTGAAGATATCACGTGCCAAGAATAACAACCATCGAAATAGCTATGTGGACATTGTCGGCTATGTTGCATGTGCTGAACATTTAATGGAAGAAATAAAAGGAGAGTGATGACATGTATGTTTATGCCCCTGATATGCCGATTGATATTTTTGGGATAATGCGACAAGTAGAAACATTTTTCTGGGAATTAAGAGATCGGGAAATAACTTGCGAATATTTGGAATATCCTATGTCTTCTGAAAGACTTAGAGAATTTGTAGAACATTGTTTTTGGTGTGTTGCAAAATACGAAAATTACTGGGAGGGTGATGTTAGGTCAAAGGAAATTTATATAGGCTCAATGCCAGATGTTGATAATGTTAGCCTATTCTTTTATTTGGCATTTAAACAAGATAACAATGGCTTATCTTTCATAGTTTCTGAATTTGAAATTCCTTATTTGAAACAATATCTATGTTCTGCTCCAAGAAAGTCAAGTTACGTCAAAGATTGGCAGCCTCTTATCACTGGTTTATGTTGTAAGTTATTCCCATACAACAAACCAACACAACAATTTCCACTTGATCCAAATGAGCCCGAGGTATTTTGATGCCACTACTCAATGATTGGATTGACGGCAAAATAGCTGACATCGCCAACAAACTTCCAACTTTAGTTTACAAAAATCCTGGGAGCTTTTCGTGTGGTTATAATACAGGATATAAAACTGCTTTATTAGACCTTGAACGATTCATGAATGATGCTAATCTTTCAAAAGAATTTAAGGCAATCTATCATGACAATATGGCAGAGTATTATGAATTTTAGAAAGGGAATATGGTGCTGCTCACCTAATTGTGTTGGCAAATGCAAGAGAAAGTTAAGTGATGCGGACAGAACACTTGCTCATGCTCTGGGTGAAGACCGCTTTATGTCCTTTGGATATTTCTGTGGTTATCCAGAAAACATGACACCTATTGAACGTGTGAAAGCAAAGTTTGGTTGTGCTCTTGAAAGATTGAGGCAAAGGTGAATAAAAAAGATAGTCAACTTGGTATGAATCATGGAAAAGCGAGCGCTATCTTATTAAGAAATATCTTATTTAATTTTGTGCAAAAAGAAAATATAAAATGTTTCCATTGTAATAATGATATGACTAGGGAAGACTTTACTATAGAGCATATTATTCCATGGTTAGATTCTGATACGCCAACAGAATTATTTTTTAATTTAGATAACATTACATTTGCGCATAGTAAATGCAATTACTCTATTAGAAGAATTTACAATAAAAAAACATTAGAAGAAAAAAGAGAGCAATGGGCAAATAGACCGTGCCGAGCTTATGGCCGTCTACAGCTTCGTTGCCCGCGTTTTGTTTACTGTACAAACACCTATCAAAGACGTGGACGATCAGTGTGTCGAAATTGAGGCATTCTGTGACTTCTTGAAGGGTGTAGCACGTAAGGCTATAACATGAATGAAAAAGAAATGATTGCTCATATTAAAGCATTGACTAGGATTATTGAAAAGCAAAATTCTTATAGTGAGCAACTTACCAGAAACTTTAATACCCTTAATAGGCAGATTTCAGTTTTACAATTCAGAATAGCAAATTTACAGGGATTGAAAAATGATGTGGATTAGCGTTAAAGAAAGGTATCGATTGTACCTATTGGGCTATGGTGAAGTGGTATCACACTAGACTTTGACTTTGGTATCTCAGGTTGGAGCCCTGATAGCCCTGCCATTTATGGAAGCAAGCCGTGAGAATTGGCACTCGGAAGTCGTAAAAGCGACAAGATAGCCTACAAATGAGCAGAAAAAATGGATATTATTTTAAAGGATTAACTATGTCATTCAATGATAAAACTTATTGCGCATCCCCGAATTGTAAAAACAAGTGCGGAAGAAAAATAAGCCCAGAAGAAAAAGAAAAACTTGTGCGCTCTGGTAGCTGGGTTAGGGTTAGTCAAGCATATTTTTGTGATGTGCCTCCAAAGCATGATCACAAGGAAAAGCAACCCAATGCCTGATATAAAAACAGAGGAATTAGCATCCAAGCTACGTTCGAGCTTCCTTGAGTTTACGCAGTTCTTTTACCCAATTCTAACTGGACGAAAATTCATTATATCAAGCCCAACAGGACGAGAATCACATCACGTCACTATTGCAAAAGCATTAACGCAAGCTTGTAGACTCGAAATCCCTAATCACAGACTGCTTATCAATGTAAGCCCGGGCTCTGGTAAGTCTACCATGTTAGCTATGTGGGTAGCATGGACTATGGCAAGCTACCCTGATTCACGTTTTCTTTACATATCCTATTCAAAGGTGCTGGCAGCGAAGCACACTGAGACAATAAAACGCATTATGCAATTATCACATTATCAGCATTTATTTAACGTAAAAATTAGGCATGACTCGAAAGCAAGAGAGTATTTCCAGACAACCAATGGTGGCGCAGTGGCAGCTTTTGGCTCTGGAGGCGCAATTACTGGACAAGACGCTGGCCTCCCGGGACTTGACCGATTTTCAGGTGCTGTCATTATTGACGATGCACATAAACCTGATGAAGTTCATAGTGATACAATTCGACTCTCTGTTATTGACAATTATAGGGAAACAATCCAGCAAAGAGCCCGTGGCATCAACGTCCCCTTCATCTTCATTGGACAAAGACTGCACGAAGACGACTTAGGAGCTTATCTTATAGCTGGAAAAGACGGGTATGATTGGCATCAAGTGATTCTGAAAAGTATTGATGATGCCGGCAACGCTTTATACCCAGAAGTTGACCCGCTCGACAAACTTTTAAAAAAGCAAGAAACTGACCCTTATGTATTTGCTAGCCAATATCAACAAAACCCAATTCCCGCCGGTGGTGCTTTGTTTAAACCCGAATGGTTCGTTATGTTGGACGAAGAGCCCGATGTTATTTATAGCTTTATCACATGCGATACAGCGGAAACCTCAAAAAGCTACAATGATGCGACAGCATTTAGTTTTTGGGGTGTATATGAAATTGAATCATATGGTGTTAAAACAGGACAATATGGATTGCATTGGATAGATACACTAGAATGTCGCATAGAACCTAAAGATTTAAAGGACACATTTCTTCAGTTCTGGGCACAATGTATGAGATATAAGAAAACACCGCAAATGGTTGCAATTGAGAAAAAGTCCACAGGCGGTACACTTTTAAGTCTTTTAGATGAAATCAGGACAATTCGTCTTATGGATATCCCAAGAACCAGAGAGCAAGGTAATAAAACAAAGCGTTTCTTAGCATCACAATCTTATATCGCAGAAAGACGTGTGTCGTTTCCAACTACAGGCAGGCATGTTAAGCTATGCGTAGAACACATGAGCAAAATTACTGCCAATGAAACACATCGATGGGACGATATTGCTGATACGGCAGCCGATGCCATACGAATAGCTTTAATAGAAAAAACTCTCGTTTCGGCACATGTCAATGGGGCAAGTTACAATGAAATTGCCAAAACACTTACCAGTACGCAGAACAAAATTAACAGATTGAGGAAAAGTGCTTATACACGATAACTGATTAAGATACACTTAAAATGTAACGTCACGGGGAAAGGATTTCTCTTGTAAGGAGCTACAATGAGTAAGGATGTAGCAAAACGTTATCAGGATAATCTTGCGCGCATTAAAAAAACAGTACGTAATGCGCACGATTATTTTAAGGATAACTACGACCGCTATAATGAATTTAGAAAGTTTGTCTTTGAATCATCATTAACCGAAGATGAAATCACACTACTTATGACGATGAACCGTCCTCAATTGGAGTTCAACGTACTAGAAGCCTATATTAGCAGACTTTTGGGTGAGTTTTCAAAGCAAGAACCAGATATTGAAGTCAATGCTTATGATGAAGAACGAGCAGACCCTATTACCATCAAAGTCGTTCAGCAACATCTGAAACATGTCTTCATGGACATGGAT